CGGGATGACAACCCGTGCGTTGTTATCCCGACGGCTGGGGGCAAGACACCGGTGATGGCCAGCATTTGCCGCGACGCCGTGCAGCAGTGGAACGGGCGCGTGCTGATCCTGGCTCACGTCAAGGAACTACTCGAGCAGGCCGTCGAGAAGCTGCACATCATGGCCCCGGATTTGCGGATGCACATCGGGGTCTATTCGGCTGGCCTCAAGAGTCGGGACACGGACAAGGCCATCACCATCGCGGGCATTCAGAGCGTATACCGACGAGCGGCGGAACTCGATCGTTTCGATCTGATTCTGATCGACGAGGCCCACATGCTCCCGCCCGACGGCGAGGGGATGTACCGCCAATTCCTGGCCGACGCGAAGGTGGTCAATCCGAACGTGCGGCTCATCGGCTTGACGGCCACGCCGTACCGCATGTCAACGGGGATGATCTGCGAGCCAGATCACCTGCTGAACCATGTGTGCTACGAGGTCGGCGTCCGCGAACTGATCGTGCAGGGATACATCTGCCCGCTCAAGAGCAAGGCGGGTCGGCGGAAGGTGGACACCTCGGCGCTGCACGTCCGTGGCGGCGAGTTCATCGCGGGCGAGGTCGAGGCGTTGATGGACGATGATTCACTCGTCCGTTCGGCCTGCGGAGAGATCATCGAACACACCGCCGACCGGCATTCGGTTCTGATCTTCGCCGCCGGTGTCAAACATGCCCAGCACGTCCAACGCACCCTCCGCGAGGCCGGGCACGAGTGCGGGTTCGTCTGCGGCGACACATTGCCGTTCGACCGGGCAGAGACGCTGGGCCGTTTCAAGGACGGCGATCTGAAGTACCTCGTCAACGTCAACGTGCTGACGACGGGATTTGACGCGCCGGGCATCGATGCCGTGGCATTGCTCCGCCCGACGAACTCACCGGGTCTATATTACCAGATGGTCGGTCGCGGATTTCGGCTCCATCCGGACAAGACAGACTGCCTCGTGCTCGACTACGGTGGGAATATCCTGCGCCATGGCCCGGTGGATGATCTTCAGGTCAAGCAGCCGGGGCAAGGTAACGGCGAGGCGCCGGCCAAGGAATGTCCCGAATGTCAGGCGCTGATCCATGCCGCCTACACCACCTGCCCCGACTGCGGGCATGAGTTCCCGCCGCCTGAGCGGGAGAAGCACGATCAGCAGGCATCGACGGCAGGCATCTTGTCAGGCGAGGTCACCGAGACCGACTACGAGGTCAGCAGGACCTACCATAGCGCCCACGTCAAGCGAGGCGCGCCGGATGACCACCCGCGGACGATGCGGGTCGATTACTGTTGCGGCCTCAGCGACTACCACAGCGAATGGGTCTGCCCGGAGCATACCGGCTACGCCAGAGACAAGTTTGAGGCCTGGTGGCGCGCCCGTTCTGCCGAGCCGATCCCCGATTCAGCCGAACTGGCGGTCAAACTCGCCGACGCCGGCGCGTTGGCCGAAACCCGTGCGATCACCGTGCGCAGCGTAGCCGGCGAGAAGTTCGACCGGATCACCGACTACCAACTCCGCACCATCCCGCCGCGGCCCGATGGGAGCGAGGAATACGACCGCGAAGAAACGCCCGAGTACGCATGGGCCGGGGATCAAATCCCGTTCTGATGCTTCGGACCTATGACAATCGTGACAAGTGCTCGATATGCGCTTCAACGCAATCTCGCGCTGACTCAAAACCATCGATAGGAGTTTTGACCGTATGCCCACTGTTCTGCACATGCAAGGAAAGAATCAATCCTACGGTAAACCATACGAGATGATTCGGATTATTGATATGTCTATCGAAGCTGTTCACCAACCGATCAAATCCACGAGGGTGTGTAGTGACATCATACTCTCCGGCATAGATCTGACCGGCAGCGCTTGTGCCCAACGCCACAACACAACCCAGAGATCGCTTGATGAACGTTGGATCATTCTCGTCCACCGATCCCAATATCCAGTCTATGGCATGATAGTCGGCGTCACGTTCAATGTCCGGCGTGCTCGGACTGCTGTGTCGCAAGTGGATATGGGCGAGTTCATGGTGCATGAGCAATGCGAGGGCACACAGGCAAAGTTCATCAGCTACGTGCAGGTCGGATGCGTGGGGAGGATTGGGGACCGGTGCCGGCAAACTACGTGGCCATGGCTCGCCTGTGCGATTTCGCCACGAATCAAAAGCCCAGTGGAGCAGTCTTGCCGCGGGGCCGAGGTTCGGGTGCGATGCGAACTCAATCACGGTGCCGCCCGGCGATTCCTGTGCGGACTGATACAACCGAAAATACATCAGTCCAGAAACCCACAACACTTCAACAGGTTTCGAGCTGAGCCGGATGTGTTTCTCGCGGTCGTTCAGCTCACACACCCACTGATCATCATCCAGATACTCGATTGTGAACTCATTGAACTCACGATCGAAGTCCGCCTCCCTCTCCGGGGCGACATTGATCAGGGCACGATGAATGTTGTGCATAATGTACCGTGCCGGGGAACTCATAGTTGCCAATGCTCTATTCTCTATAACGCGCATGCATCACCTCAATAGGAGCCACTCTAGTGCCTATTATACACGATTACAGAACTGGAATGCGGAAGAATGATTGACGCCGCACATCGCTACATCTCGGCCGGCCTGGTGGCCCTACCCGCCAACAGGGCGCGGAAGTTCCCCACGGTCGGCAAATGGGGTAAGTATCGAAAGAGACTGCCCACGGAGGCCGAACTGTCAGCATGGTTCGCCAACAACCCCGACGCGGTCTGCATTCTCTGCGGGCAGGCGTCGGACGGCACGGAGATTCTAGACTTCGACGTCGGGGGCGAGCTGTTCGACGCGTGGCGGACCAAGGTGCAGAAGGCATCGCCGGGACTGTTTGAGAGATTGGTCATTCAATCCACCCAAAGCGACGGGCGACATGCCGCCTATCGTTGCGTCATTGCGGTGTGTGGCAGCACAAAGCTCGCCCAGGGCATCCGCGATGACAAACTGACCACTCTGATCGAAACGCGCGGCGAGGGCGGGTTGTTCCTCTGCGCACCGACGCAGGGGTATCGGCTGATCCAGGGAGACCTGTGCGAACTGCCCGTCCTATCCGAAGACGAACGAGCGACTCTCTGGCAATGCGCGAGGGATCTGAACGAGATTGCCGACAAGCAGGTATTGTCGGTCGATGGTTCGGACAATGCCCCCTGTCCGTCGCACAATCCGCATAGCTCGGCATGTGTGTCGGACAATTCACACAGGCCGGGCGATGATTTCAACAGTCGCGGGGAATTGCAGCCCCTGCTGGAGAAGCATGGCTGGGCATTCATCCGGGCCGACGAAGAGAACCAGTACTGGCGACGTCCAGGAAAGACGAACGGCCAGTCTGCCACGTTCAACGGCGAGCACTTCTACGTCTTCTCGTCCAATGCCGCACCCTTTGAGCCGAACCAGGCCTATACGCCGTTCGCTGTCCTCGCCGCGCTGGAACATGGGGGCGACTTCTCGGCCGCTACGCGGGCATTGTCGGCGTTGGGTTTCGGAGAAACCGCACCCATGGCCGATGGCGTGGACATTTCGGCCATTGTGGGCATGTCGGTCGAGATGGCGAATTGTCCGCCGCACAACGCCAACATCGCCCCTTGTGCAACGGACAATGCCGACCCCGGGCCGATCCCGGAGCACATGTTCCACCTCCCGGGCCTGATTCGGCAGGTCATGGACTTCACGCTGGCCCGCGCGCCGTATCCGAACGTCGGCCTGGCCTTCTGCGGGGCGATGGCGCTGCAATCCTACCTCTGCGGCCGAAAGGTCCGCACCATGGGCGACCTGCGTCCCAATATCTATCTGCTCGCTCTGGCCTCAAGTGGGACAGGCAAGGACTTTCCCCGCAAGGTCAACTCGCGCGTTCTGTTCGAGATCGGGCGGGTCGCCGCCCTCGGCGACAAGTTCGCATCCGGCGAGGGCATCCAGGACGCACTGGTTCGATCCAACGCGATGCTGTTTCAGAACGATGAGATGGACGGCGTGCTGCGCCAGATCAATCTCGACCGGGAGAACAAGCGTGAGTCGATCCCCAACATCCTGTTGACGCTCTTCACGTCGGCCAGCGACATCTACCCACTCCGCGTCAAGGCTGGGCAGAAGGAAGCTACCCACATCGATCAGCCGCACCTGACGCTCTTTGGTACAGCCACGCCGAGATTCTTCTACGAGTCGCTCTCCCAGCGAATGCTCACCAACGGGCTGTTCGCCCGGATGATGATCGTGGATATCGGCAAACGCAGCCGAGGCCAAGTACCCGGATCGGCGCGCGACCTGCCGGAGGGCATCCTCCAGACGGCCCGGTGGTGGGACGAGTTCTGCCCCGGCCAGCGCAAGAAGGGCAATCTGTACGATATCCATCCTGAGCCTCGCATCGTGCCGTTCACGCCCGATGCCGAGCAGGCTGTCGAACGCCTCCAACGCATGGGCGAGGACGAGTACGACCTGGCCGACGCCGCCAATGACGAAATCGGCAAGGCCGCCTGGAGCCGGACCTGTGAGAACGCCAAGAAGCTGGCCCTGCTCTATGCCTGTAGCGAGAACCACGAGGATCCGATCATCGGTCTGCCCGCCGTCGAGTGGGCCACCGCCTTCGCCATGCACCAGACTCGTCGTCAGCTCCATCTGGCCGCCACGTACGTGGCCGAGAACCCGTTCCATGCCGAGTGCCTGAAACTCACCCGCAAGTTGGCCGAAGCGTCCGGTCGCCAGATGCAGCGCCAGCACCTATTGCGCCTCATGCGATGCAAGGCTGCCGACTTCGACCAGCTCATCGCCACGCTCATGCAACAGGGCGAAGTCGTTCCCGTAGACATCCCCACCAAGACCAAGACCGCCCGGGGGTATCGATTGGCATGACCACCCACTCGAACAATCCTTCACGAATCCTTCACAATCCTTCACGCGGGTGTGAAGGATTGGATTCGGAATCTAGGAATAATCGGCGCAGAAGGCCGAATCCTTCACAATCCTTCACGGGCCGTTGTGAAGGATTCGTGAAGGATTCAAGGGGCTGTAACTATAGTAATAACAACACTCTCTCTCTTTCACATATGAATCCTTCACGCAATCACGCCCACCCCCGCGCGAAGCGTGTGCGCGTACGTGTGAGGGGTCCGTGAAGGATTTGCGTGAAGGATTCGATTAGGTACTCCAGGGCCGGTCGGCCAAAAGATGGCAGCGGGAACAGTCGCGCCCATAAGCAGAGTTAGTTTTGCGTCGCCGGTTTTTTCGAGAAGGAAATCTCACATGAACATCACCACCAGAAGCATCGATGAAATAAAGCCCTACGAGTCCAATCCCCGCATCAACGACGATGCCGTAGACGCCGTGGCGGCGAGTTTGGCCGAGTTCGGTTTCCGCCAACCCATCGTGGTCGACGCAGACGGCGTGATCATCGTCGGCCACACGCGTTGGAAGGCGGCGCGGAAGCTCGGCCTGGCCGAAGTGCCCGTCCACGTGGCGACCGACCTGTCGCCCGAGCAGATCAAGGCATACCGCATCGCCGACAACCAGACTGCCACTCTGGCCGAGTGGGACTTCGACCTGCTGCCCATCGAATTGAAGGATCTTCAGGGCGCCGACTACGACCTGGGCCTCCTGGGCTTCGGCGACAAGGAGCTGGCCCAGCTGCTCGATGGCGAGGCCACCGGGGGGCTGACCGACCCGGACGACGTGCCCGAGCCACCGGACGATCCTATCACGCAGCGTGGCGACCTGTGGATTCTCGGGGACCATCGGCTGCTGTGCGGCGACAGTGGCAACGTCGCTGACCTCGACCGGCTGTTGGACGGTGCGACCATCGACCTGGTCGCGATGGACCCGCCGTACAACGTCAAGGTCGAGCCGCGCAGCAACAACGCCATCGCCGCCGGCCTGTCGTCGTTCGCCTCCGCGGCTACGCACCATCAGAAGTTCGATGTCAATCGTCACCCGGAAAAGGCCAAGGGTAACACGAAGAAGATGCGGGCCAAGGACCGGCCGCTGGAGAACGACTTCGTCTCGGACGAGGCCTTCGACCAGATGCTGCTCGATTGGTTCGGCAATGCCTCGCGGGTGCTCAAGCCGGGCGGCTCGTTCTACATCTGGGGCGGATACGCCAACCTGGGCAACTACCCCGCGCCGCTGAAAGCCTCGGGCCTCTACTTCAGCCAGGGCGTCGTGTGGGATAAGCAGCATCCTGTCCTCACGCGTAAGGACATGATGGGGGCATTCGAGATCTGCTTCTACGGCTGGAAAGAAGGCGCAGGCCACAAATTCTACGGCCCCAACAACGCCACGGACATGTGGCACGACAAGAAGGTCAACCCGCAGTCCATGGTCCATTTGACCGAGAAGCCCGTCGAGTTGGCGGTCCGATCGATCCAGCACTCATCGAAGGTTGGCGAGAACGTCCTGGACCTGTTCGGCGGCAGCGGATCGACGTTGATCGGCTGCGAGCAGACCGGACGGCGTGCGTTCCTGATGGAGATCGACCAGGCCTATTGCGACGTGATCGTGTCCCGGTGGGAACAGTTCATGGGGCTAAAGGCAGAGAGGGAACCGTCCCCGCCCGCCGAGGAGGCCCAGGCGTGAGGTGCTACCTGGACGGCAGAGAGATGGATGACGTCGTCATCGAGCGGCTGCGGTGCTTCGAGCCCCAGGCGCTGACCATGCACCCGGGCGGATACTGGCTGGCCTTCAGCGGCGGCAAGGATTCGACGGTAATCCTCGACCTGGCCAAGCGGGCCGGCGTGGCGTTCGAGGCCCACCATTCCCTGACCACCGTCGACGCGCCTGAACTCGTGCGGTTCGTCAGGGACCACAACCCCGAGGTCCGGATCGACAAGCCGCCGATGTCGATGTGGCAACTGATCCGCCAACGCAAGATGCCCCCGCGTCGCAACGCCCGGTTCTGCTGTGAGGTCCTCAAGGAACGTGGCGGCGAGGGGCGGCTCGTCGTCACCGGTGTGAGATGGGGCGAGTCGTCCAGGCGGAGTAAGCGGCACATGGTCGAGGCATGCTACCGCTCGAAGACCAAGCGGTTCATCCATCCGATCATCGACTGGTCCACGTCGGCAGTTTGGGAGTACATCCGGCAGCGCGGCCTGCGGTATTGCCAACTGTACGACGAGGGGTGCAAGCGCGTCGGGTGCGTTCTGTGTCCCATGACACGGAACGTGGAGTGGCAACTGGTTCGATGGCCAAGGCTCTGCAGGGCCTGGGAACGGGCCGTCAAGGCGACCTTCGATCCTAGCAAATCATCCATGGTGGGCAAGTGCTTTACCTCGGCCGAGGAGTATTGGCGCTGGTGGCTTGACCGAGATGCGCCCAGCAGAAGGCGGGATCCTGCTCAGATGGTCCTCTTCGAAGATGCTCCGGACATGGTGGCCGATGACTGGCCGAAGAGCACCCCGACCGCTTTGGCCGGGGTGGTGGAGGTGAAGGTGTGATGGTTGCCTCAAGTGTTCACCGCGAACTTCCCACGTTCGACCTTCGCGAAACGGCTGGCCTCGCCCTTGTCGCGGATCTCGCGAATAATGGCCGAGTAAATCGTCGCCGAAGGTGTCCGGCCCGACGTCTGCCAGAGGCCTTCGGCCAGCATCCGCTCTACGATGGCCTTGCAGTTCATCGGCTCGTTGGCGTCGGCCAGTACCTTGGCGGCGGCATCGAGCCCGCTTGGCTTCTTGGCCTTGCCGCCGCCACGTTTGGCGGTGTCGGTCTTCGGCGCCTTGGTGGCGTCCTTGGTCGCCTTCTTCGACGTCTTGGCCCGTGTGGGCGACGTGGCCTTGGTCTGGCCCGCCTCGGCCTCGTACTCCGCCAGCGTCACGATCTTCTTGCGCTTCGCCGGGCGCTGGACTACGCTTCGCAGCCGTTGGGCGCTCTTGATACGGACTTGGCGGTTGGTGGCGACGTTGACGCCGTCCCATCCGCCATGGCGGTTCTCGCCGGTGATACGAACGTCAGCGATCTTCCCGCTGACCTTCACGCGGTACGTCTGGCCTACTTTGACTTCGTCCTTCTTCATGGTGCTGTCCTTTCTGCTTGGCCCCTGTGGGGCACTGTCCTAGAGTCCGACCTCGTCGTAGAGGCCGTTCATTGTGTCCTGGCCGCCAACCGCCTTGACAAGCGTATCGGCGAACCATCGAATCTGTTTGTCCACGTCGTTGTTGGCCGTCCTGGCCGGTTGCAGGAATGCGGCGATTACGGCCACCGCCTGCGGGCTGAGAGTGTCCCGGATCGCATCGACGAGAATCTCTTCGGGGTCCGGGTCGCTTGGCACGGTCACGCGCGTCTTGCGGCCATCGATTTTCGCTTCGTATGTCTTGGGTTTGCGTTGTGTCATAGTCATCGTTTCCTTTCATCTGTCGGTGCCGTTGGCCTTCATGATCGTGTTGAAGAGCCGCTTGGGAATCTCGTCGCGGACGTAGGTGTCGAGGTCGCAGGCGATGCGTCCGGCTTTGGCCAGGTCGCCCCGGGCGACGGCGTCGCGCACCGCCTGGAGGCCCTCGGCATCCCGTTCGTAGGCCTCGGCGAGGTAGTCGTCATCGCCCTCGTGGAAGGCGGCCATGCGGCGGCTGCGCGCGATTTCCTCGTCGAGGCGCTTCAGGTCGTCTTGAATGGTCTGGCCGTTCACGTTCGTCTCCTTTCAGTCCGCGAAACGCTGCAGCTCGCGGTAGTACTCGTGAATCATGCTGTTGGTGCCCCTGCAACCGTCGAGGTGGTCCTGAAGGCACTCGGCCATCGACCAGAGGTCCTCGTCGCAGTCGGCCTGGACGTGGTGGGTCCGTTCGCCGCCGGGGATGAGGATGGTCACCTCGATCTGCTCGCTGTCGAGGGCACGGTGGATACGGGCGAAGGCCATGGGCAGCGTCTTGCCGCTCTCGATGCTTCCTGCCAGTTCGATACTTGTGATTCTCATGGGTTGTCTCCTTTACTCGGCGTGCATCGAGAGGATGGTGCTGGGCGTGTACCCGCAGCGGCGGGCCTCGGCGTTGATGGCCTTGCGGATCGGGCTGCCGGGGGCATTGGTGTAGTACAGGCCGGCCAGGCGTTTCCACCCGAGCATCTCGATTCGCCGTCGCCCGTCCCGCATCGTCGCCGTCAGCCAGGCATGCGTTCCGGGCGCTTCCTTCTTCGTGGTTCTTTTCATCGTATTCTCTTTTCTGCTAAGGGTTTGCATTGTCTCGTTCCGCTGTCATGTTCGCTCTGCGAGCGGCACAGGGCAAGGCAATTAACATCTTTTCTACAAAGAAGTTGCGCCCATAAGCATCGCATGCGTCGCCACTTGCGACATGGGCGTCAGAAAGCCGCCGGAAACACGCAGATTCCTGGCAGGAGGACGGTCATATGAGCGAGACAACGCCCAGTTTGACGGCGCTGACAGTGGCCCAAATGGCCAAGGTGCTGTCCGCCGCCGGTGGCAGGAATATCTCCGAGGAGATGGTCCGCGTCGATATCGACGCCGGCGCGCCGGTCAACCCGGACGGGACCATCAACCTCGTGCACTACACGGCCTGGCTGGCCAAGGAGACCGCCAGCGGCGGAGGCAGAGGAGATGCCGGTGGCGATTGACCCCCGCAAACTGCGACCCTCCGTACTCACACGGATGCTGAACTCTACGCCTCTGGGTGAGGTGATCACCGAGCGGGCCCTGCGCCGGCATCGCAACCGGGCAGGCTACCGCATCGGTGACGATAGGCACGTGGACCTGTTCCGATACGCAGCTTGGCTGGCGCATCTTCGTCACAACCCGGTCCCGACAAAGCCACCAACTGACTACGAGGCGGTCAAGGAGGCGGCGCGCGCCCGCAATGCCGCACTGTCGGCGATCGGCCGAGACATCGGCACCATCCCCGAGGTGATTGACCCGCAGCGGAAGGCCCGCGCCGGGAGGGACTTTCAGTTCTTCTGCGAGGCCTACTTCCCCGAGGCGTTCTGCCTGCCGTGGTCGGATGACCATCTGAAGGTCATTGCCAAGATCGAACTGGCCGTCCTTCGCGGCGGACTGTTTGCCATGGCGATGCCGCGCGGCAGCGGCAAGACCACGTTGGCAGAGACCGCCTGCATCTGGGCCATGCTGACCGGGGCGAGGGAGTTCGTCTGCCTGATCGGCTCGGACGCCGGCCATGCCCGCAGCATGCTCGAGAGCATCAAGGTCGAGTTCGAGATCAACGAGCGCCTGCTGGAGGACTACCCCGAGGCGGTGTTCCCGATCCATGCCCTGGAGCGGATTCACAATCGGGCCAAGGGCCAGTTGTGCAACGGCCTGCACACGCGGATCGTCTGGACGGCCGATGAGATCGTCCTGCCGACGATTCCCGACAGCAACGCTTCTGGCGCGATCATCCGCGTGGCGGGCATCGAGAGCCGCATCCGGGGCATGAAGTTCAAACGCGCCGACGGCCGGGCGGCGCGCCCGTCGCTGGTGGTGTTGGACGATCCGCAGACCGATGAGTCGGCCCGTAGCGATCCGCAGACGCGGGCCAGGATGGACACGCTCAATGGCGCGATCCTCAATCTCGCGGGGCCAGGCCAAAAAATATCGGGGATCATGCCCTGCACGGTGATCCGTCCCGGCGACATGGCCGACCAGATCCTCGACCGCGACAAGCACCCCACCTGGCAGGGCGAGCGGACAAGGCTCGTTTATGCCTTTCCGACCAACGAAAAACTGTGGCAGCAGTACGCCCAGATCCGCGCCGACAGCTTCCGTAACGACGGTGACGGTCACGAGGCCACCGAGTTCTACGGTGAGCATCGCCAGGAGATGGATGCCGGCGCCGTCATCGCCTGGCCCGAGAGGCACAACACCGACGAACTGTCCGCCCTCCAGCACGCGATGAACCTGAGGCTCCAGGACGAACGTGCCTTCTGGGCCGAGTACCAGAACGAACCGCTGCCCGAGACCGAGGGTGATGCGGATCAGATCACTGCTGAACAGGTTGCCGCGAAGGTCAACGGCCATCAGCGCGGCGTGGTTCCCATGGGGGCCAGCCACCTGACGATGTTCATCGACGTGCATGGCAAGGCCCTGTTCCACACCGTGCTGGCGTGGGAGGACGACTTCACCGGCTACGTGGTCGACTATGGCACGTATCCCGATCAGCAGCGGCCGTACTTCACATTGCGGGACGTGCAGAAGACCCTCGGCCGGGCTGCGCCCGGGGCTGGGTTGGAGGGCTCGATCTACGCTGCCTTAACCAAACTCACCGATGAGTACCTGTCGCGCCAGTGGCGGCGCGACGACGGGGCCATGCTGCGAATCGACCGCTGCCTGATCGATGCCAACTGGGGCCAGAGCACCGACGTGGTCTACCAGTTCTGCCGCCAGAGCGCCCACTCGGCCATTGTTATGCCCAGCCATGGGCGATTCGTCGGGGCATCGAGTGTGCCGTTCAGCGAGTACAAGCGTAAGCGTGGCGAACGGGTGGGCCACCACTGGCGCATCCCCAACGTGCAGGGCAAACGCCAGGTACGTCACGTCCTGATCGACACGAACTACTGGAAGAGTTTTGTGCATGCCCGTCTGGGCGTGGCGATTGGTGACAAGGGCTGCCTGTCGCTCTTTGGCCGCGATGCAAGCGGGCATCAACTGCTGGCCGAGCACGTCACGGCCGAATATCGCGTGCAGACAGAGGCCCGGGGCCGGGTCGTCGATGAGTGGAAACTCCGCGCCGGCAATGCCGACAACCACTGGCTCGACTGCCTGGTCGGCTGCGCCGTCGCCGCATCGGTCCAGGGGGCAGTACTGTTTGGCACAGAAGTATCCCAGCGCGGACCCCGCAAGCGTATCAAGCTCTCCCAACTCCAGGGCAGGAGGTAGTCAATGCCGCAGACAAATGATACCCAGGGCGGTGAGGGACGCGGCCTGGAATGCCCTCGTTGCGGCTGTGGGCATTTCCGGGTGCTCTACACGCGCCGCGCCGTGGGTCGTCGACTGCTACGCCGCCGAGAATGTCGCTACTGCGGTCGAAGAATGACGACGTATGAACACGCCTCTCCGAACGCGACATAGCCTGCGCTGACGCTGCCAAGTTCTACATACGGAACAATCTTCGAGTCTATCTACAGTTTTCCAGCATTTTCCGAAGCGCCCCCGAGATCGCGGCATAAGTAACCATTGTCAGGCCCTCTGGGTCGGAACACCTATATGACTGAAGAACTCGACAACACGATCCGAGACAACGCCGCCGGGCCCCGAAAGGCCAGCGGTGATTCTGGCAGCATTGAGCAGCATTCGCTGACCGACCAGATCGCCGCCGACAAGCATCTGGCAGGCAAGGCCGCAGTGGCCGGCAAGGGGCTGGGCATCAAGCTGGCGAAAATCAGCCCGGGAGGGACCGTCTGATGTGGCCGTTCCGCAAGACCAGGAAAGCTTTTCGCCAAGAACGGTCCCTCCCGGCTGTCGTTCGTGCGAAGTACGACGCGGCCCAGACCACCACCGAAAACGTCCGGCATTGGGCGATGGCCGATGGCTTGTCGGCAGATTCGGCCAACAGTGTCGACGCTCGCCAGAAGCTGCGTCAGCGAGCCCGCTACGAGGTGGCCAACAACTCCTACGCCAAGGGGATCGTGCTGACGATGGCCAATGACACCGTTGGGACCGGCCCTCGCCTGCAGATGCTGACGAGCGACAGCGAGACCAATCGCCGTATCGAGCAGGCCTTTGCGCATTGGGCGACGGCCGTCGGATTGGCCCAGAAGCTGCGTACGATGCGGATGGCCAAGACGACGGACGGGGAAGTGTTTGCGGCCCTTGCAGCCAACCCGTGGATCGACTCACCTGTTGAGTTGGATGTCCAGCTTGTCGAGGCCGACCGTGTGGCGTCACCGACCATGGCGGTGCTTCCTGTAGCTGGCGATATCGACGGCATTCACTTGGACGCGTGGGGCAATCCGGCTGCATATACGGTTCTGCGATACCACCCCGGCGAGATCGGGGCTTGGCGCAACGATTACGATCTGCTCGACGCGGCCACCATGATCCACTACTTCCGCGCCGACAGGCCTGACCAGCACCGGGGCGTGCCTGAGATCACGCCTGCCCTTCCACTGTTTGCCCAGTTGCGGCGCTATACGTTGGCGGTACTCGGGGCGGCCGAGACGGCGGCCGACTTTGCGGCTGTGCTATACACTGACGCACCGGCCGGCGGTGAGGCGGCGGCTGTCGAGCCGATGGACATCGTCGAACTCGAAAGACGCATGGCCACCACGCTGCCCGATGGCTGGAAACTCGGGCAGATCAAGGCCGAGCAGCCGTGTACGACCTACAGCGAGTTCAAGCGGGAACTTCTGAACGAAATCGCCAGGTGCCTGAATCTGCCGTACAACATCGCGGCTGGCAATTCGTCGGGCTACAACTACGCTTCGGGGCGGTTGGATCACCAGACCTACTACAAGTCGATCCGCGTCGAACAGACGCACATGGGCGACGTGGTGCTGGACAGGATCCTCGCGGCCTGGCTCTATGAAGCATCGCTTGTCGGGCTGATCCCGTCGCGCGAAGTCCTGCGCAGCCTCGGCGGTGCCCAACACCAGTGGTTCTTCGACGGCACCGAGCATGTCGATCCGGCCAAGGAGGCCAACGCCCAGGCCACGCGGCTGGAATCGCACACCACCACCCTCGCCATCGAGTATGCCCGCCAGGGCCGCGACTGGGAGACCGAGCTTCGCCAGAGGGCAAAAGAGAAGCAGCTCATGGACGAATTGGGCCTATCTCAGGAGCAGGCCGTCGCCCAACCCCAACCCGAAGATACCAACACAAAAGAGGATGACACCAATGACGACGAAGACGATTCCTGACCACCTGCAGTTCCTCTCGCCGCTAACCATCGAGGCGGCAGGCGACGGCGACGGAAAGCAGACGCCGCGATTCTCCATGGTGGCCTACACCGGCGGGATCATGCGGATCGCGGGGTTCCCGCATCCGGTGGTCGTCGATCTGGAAGGTCTGAGCATCGACCGCCAGGACATCCCCGTCCGATTGGACCACAATCCACGCCAGGGCGTGGGGCACACCCAGCGCATCGTGATCGAGAACGGTCAGATCATTGCCGAGGGCCTCGTCAGCCGCGACACGTCGTGGGCCCGGGACGTAGCGAAAAGCGGCGTGAACGGTTTCCCCTGGCAGGCCAGCATCGGCGCGGCCGTCGTCGAGGCCGCGTTCATCCCGCACGGCACGCCCGTCACCGTCAACGGACAGGAGTTCACCGGGCCGCTGCACGTGGTCCGCAAGGCCATCCTCAAGGAAATCAGCTTCGTCGACACCGGAGCAGACGCCAACACGCAAGCCAAGATCGCCGCGAAGGCAAAGGAGCAACACGCCATGGAAAACGACAAGACCGCCGACACCGACGTCCAGACCACCGAGACCCCTGCTACCGAGCCGGACGCCGCCGATGCCCCCGAGGCGCCGGCCCCTGACACCGCCACGCCCGATGAGGCGGGCAACACGCCGGACACGGTGAACGCCTCGGCCACCGATCCTGTCGCGGAGATGCGGCGACAGATGGCCACTGAAACACGGCGGATCGAGGCCATCCGCAAGGCCTGTGGCGGCGAGTATGCCGACATCGAGGCCAAGGCCATCGAGGAAGGCTGGGACGCGACCAAGGCCGAACTGCACGTGCTCCGCGCCTCCCGGCCGAACGTGCCGGCCGTGACCACCCAGCCCCGCAATACGAGCCCCAAAGTCTTCGAGGCCGCTGCGATGATGGCCTCGGGCGTCTCCGGCACGCAGATCGAGGCGGCCTACGCCGAGCCCGTGCTCGAGGCGGCCGACAAGCTGCGCGGCGTCGGCATCCAGGAGTTCTGCGAGTTGGCGTGCGGCCAGCAACTGCCGCGATTCCGCCGCGATGCCACGGGTTGGTTGCAGGCGGCGTTCAGTACGGCGGCGCTGCCGGGCATCCTCAGCAACATCGCCAACAAGATGCTGCTGGAGGGGTACAACTACATTGAGGACGCCTGGCGGCGGATCTGCAAGATTGCGTCTGTCAACGACTTCAAGGAGCACAGCCGCTACCGCATGACCGGGGCGTTCAAGTTCCAGCAGGTCGGGCCCGACGGTGAACTCAAGCACGGGCAGATCGACGAGCAGAAGTTCGGCCAGAAGGCCGACACGCACGGGATCATGTTCGCCCTGACGCGCCAGATGATCATCAACGACGACATGGGCGCGTTCACCGACATTCCCCGTCAGATCGGCATGGGCGCCGCCGAGGCCATCGCCGATGCCGTGTGGGGCCTGCTGCTGGGCAACCCCGTCCAGGCCGATGGCAAGACGTTCTTCCACGCCGACCACAAGAACTTTTCGAGTGGGGCAGAGACCGCTCTGACCGTCGACGGCCTCACAGCCGCCGAGGTCTTGTTCGGTGAGCAGACCAAGCCAAACGGCCGGCCTCTCGGTATCCCCGCGAGCATCATGCTGGTGCCCACGGCCCTGAAGGTCGTGGCCGAGATGCTCATGAAGAGCCTGCAGCTCAACGAGACCACCACGGCCAACAAGGGCAAGCCTGCCACGAACCCGCACACGGGCAAGTTCGAGGTCGTCTCCTCGACATACCTGTCGAACGCCACCTTCACCGGTGCTTCGAGCAAGGCCTGGTATCTGCAGGCCGATCCGAACCGCCTGCCGGCCCT